ATGAGCTACAGACTTTCAAACCGTGAAGTGAAGGCGCTTAAGAACGCGAAGTTCGAGAACGATTTCTTGCAAGGTGACTTCTGCCTGAAGGCGAAACTTGGGCCGGGGATCGGTAGCGGGACAATAGAGAGCCTAGTATCGCTTGGGCTGATGGAAGTCGGATACAGCGAATATCATCACGAGGACAATTGCGTCCGAATCACAGAGGATGGTGAGCGTTGTCTGTATGGCGGCCTCACCACATCAGAGATTATGGAACAGTGCCCCGAGGGCAAGCAGTATCACGAACCGCGCGTTAAGCACTGGCCCGTTACCGAAAGAGGCGTCTTTCGATAACGTCCAGTCAACAGTTCGCCGTTGGCCCTTATTCCTGCCAATCCACCAGCTTGAGCGCCATAGCCGGATCAACGCCCGCCTCTTTCGCTTGCGCCAGAGCACCCACAATCGCCGTGATCGCCCGCGCCCGCCCGCCAGCATCGAAGGCTTGAAGGGGCCGCATCACGTCCAGCGTGACCGCCGATCCCAGCTTGTCCGTCGCTTCCTCGGCAATGCCCGTGGCGATAGGTTGCAGCACCCATTGCGCCAGATGCCGTTGCGCTTCCCTGACCATCGGGCCGGTCGTGGCGGGCGCGGTCAGACCGGGCAGGATGCCAAAGGCCATGTTGATCCCATCGCGCGCCGCCGCCAGCGTCTCGCGCGTCATGGCTTTCGACAGGTCCGGGGAAAGATCGTGCGGCTTCCAATCCTGCATCGGGGCGGGGCCGCCCGCCGCCGCCACGTTGACGGATTCGCGGATCAGCACCTTGCCCCGGTTGCCTCGGAACCCGCGCGCCATCGCTTCCAGGTCGGTTTGCGGTGCCTCGGGGAATGGCACGATCATGCTGGCCAGCGGTGCCGTCTCGAATACCTCGGCAAGCGCCGTCTCGACCGCGTTCAACAGCCCAGCCGTCAGTTGCGCCCGCTTGAGCGGGGCCGTGCCATAGTAGGGCGCGGCCACGTCGCAGCCGATCCGAAAATGCAGCACCTCAGCCGACAGGGCGGTTTCGGACCGTCCGCCGCCCGCCTCGGATACCGACACGCGGTAGGCCGTGGGCCGTCCGTCGCGGGTGCGTAGATCCCAGTCGGAACACGGGACAAGCCCCGCGTCACGGATCAGGAATAGCGCCTCGCCCCGAAGGGCCAGCGACCGCGCGCAGAGCGCCAAGGAACGCCGGTCCAGTAGGTCGGTGCCCGATACATCGGCAAGCCCCAGACCGCCTTCCCAGAGCGTCACAGCGCCTTGTGCCGTGGCCGTCAGTTCGGCAATGCCGCGCCGCCCGCTGATATAGCTTTCGCGCGCCGCCATGATCTCAGCCGTGAAGCCCGATCCGCTGGACCGGGTTTCCGCAGCCGTCTTTCGCTTGAATGGCCACATGCTCAGGCCCTCCTTTTGTAAGGCCGCAGCAGGTCCGCCGCGCCGCTCAGTTCCATTGCGCGCGCCACCCAGGCCGGGTTGCGCTGATAGCTTTCCTCGATCGCGCCACCCATGTTGACGGAATAGCTGGACACGCCCGCCCGATCCGTCGCGTCCGTCAGGTATTCGGCAAGCCGCCGGAACGCCTCAGAAACAGCCGCGGGAACGTCGCCGCCCCCCACGTCCGCCGTGATCCGATAGGGGCCGTCACCGGGCAGATCATAGCCGCCCCAGGGGGACGCCGCCGGGGTGCATTCCACCCATGCGCCGCTTTCCCAGACCTCGACCGTATTCAGGGTGGACGGCTGCAATGGGGCTTCCCATGCGCCTTCCCCCTCGACCGTCCAGACCACTTCCCGCACCGTCCAGCGCATCCGGCAATAAGCCTCGATCCGTTGCCAGAGCGCCGCTTGATCCAGCATCAACGCCGCCATGCTCAGGCCCGCCGGTGCCGATGGATAGCTGGCCGGGATTGCCTCGACCTCTTTCAATGTCACCGCCATGTCAGAGCCTCCACCTGTTGAGCGCATGGGCAAGCGTCCGATCCTCGACCGCCGCGCATGGCGTCCAGTTGCGCGCCTCGATCTGCGCTTGGGGATAGGCGGGTTTCGTCACGGCGCTGATCTCGATCAGGTCCGCAGAGCGCACCACCCGCAACAGCCCGTCGCTATCGCGCCTCACCAGATCGCCGCCGTCCGTCACGCGAAAGCCGGGGCTGATCCCGCCCACAAGCCCCGCCGCAAGGGTGCCCAGGAAGTCGGTGACATAGCCCACGCCGCGCATTTCCGGGGCAATCGTCGCCTCGAAAGTCAGGGCGTCATCGCCGTCCCTGATCTCAAGGCTTCCCGCCGCCCGCGATGCAAGCGGACGGTCGAAGTCGTGATGCACCAGCAAGTGAACGTCACCGCCAGCCGCGACCGATGCCCCGAAAGCCCGCGCCTCGAATACTTCCCGTCGCCGTTCCCGACCGCCTTGCAAGACAGTCGGGACAGCATATGGGAACCGGCCCCGCAGGACGGTTGCCCCGTCCGCAGAGGTGCGGACCTCAAGCCCGCCTTTGGAACCGGCCCAGAGCATCACTGAATGCCCGTCAGGATGCGGGTTTGCACCGCGCGGGAAATGGTAACGTCCATCGTGGCCAGCGCCGTGATCCGCAGCGCGCCCGATTGCGCATCCGAATACGGATCGCGGATCAGGTCGATAGCGCCCCACGTCCCCACGAAGAACGGGGGAACACCGCCCGCCGTGGTCGTCAGGACCGCGCTTGTCTCAGCCGGGGTGCCGGTCGGATCGGCAAGGGCATTGTGCGACATGACCACCGCGCCCAGCGCCTCGGTGAGACGGTCATACTCGAATTTGAAACCGCCGTCTCCGACCATGAGGCCATCCATGAAGTCCCAGACCTCGGGACGGATCAGCGCCCGCACATCGCCGGGGCCGGTCGCGGCGTTGCCGGTGATGAAGCTGACCACCTCGGACCGGAACGCCGCCCAGCTTGCAGCCGCGCCCACCGCCGTTTCGGTGATGCCCCATGCCGACGCACCCGCGAAAAGCCCCGTAGGTTCGCCCGCCGATCCGCTGCCCAGGAACACGGCGCGGTCAAGGGCTTCCTCGATAGCGCCGTTCATGTCGCGCCGCACCGCTTGCTCAAGCCCGCTGCCGGATTGCTTGAGCGTCTTGCGCGTGATGCGCATCTGGACGCCCAAATTGTGATCCGGCTTCAAGGGCCGATCAACGGTCGTGTAGGCACTCGGTCCGGTCACATTGCCGGTTTCCGAAGTCGCCCACCCGGCCGTCACGCTGGACGTGGCAACGGGATACTCGACCTCGCCCACGCCCACGTTGACCATCTGGCCACCCATGCGGGCCGCGACCGATCCCGCGAAAAGCCGCTCGATAATCGGTGCCGTGCGGATCGGATCGGGGGTGCCGCCCGCCACGGTTTCGCCCGCCCGGATTTCCAGGGCTTCCCACGGAATCGGAACGCCGCGATAGCCGCCGCGCGACCGCAGTTCGGTGACGATCTCGCCCGTCTGCCCCTCAAGGGCGCGGCCCTCGTCCAGAGCAAGGGCCACTTGGCGCATTTCAAAGCCCGCCATGACCTCGGCCCATTCCCGGCTGGACCGGGTTTCCAGATCGGCCCCGGCTTCCCGCCGTTCCTCATCCTCGGCAATGAGCGCCGCGCGATAGCGGGTTTCATTGGACCGATATTCGCGGTCCATTTCGTCCATCTGGCGGGTTTCATCCTCGGACGGCTTTTCTTTGCCGACCAGTTCCGAAAGTGTCTGGCGGATTTCGCTTTGCCGCCGTGCGATTTTGACAGAATCAAGCATCTGATTTCCTTTCGTGCTCGATAGGGTTTCGGCCCGTTTGACGGACCAGCTTTTTCCACGCCTCGCGGGCGGGGTCGGGTCGGCCTAAGCCGATCTCGATTCGGGTCTTGCGGGAATGACAGCGACCGCAGAGGCATTGCAGGTTGGACAGCGACCACGCCAAGTCAGGCCGATCCCTGACCGGCTCGATATGGTCGATCTCAAGCCGGTGCCGGTTGCCGCACTGGACGCATTTCCAATCGTCGCGCTCAAGCGCCTGCATCCGCAGAGCCTTCCAGCGCGGGCCGCGCGTGATCCGCCGGGAATGACGGGCGTATTCTTTCCGATCAGTCATCCCGCACCTGCAATTCCCAGAAAATGACCTCGCCAGCGGGGGCCAGCGGGGAAACGCGGATCGTGCGGAACCCCTCGCCACCGATGCGCAGCCGGTCGGTTGTGGCGGGCGTGAGGGTCAGGCCGTCGACCGACAGGAAAACCCGCTGATCGCCCACGTCCATCAAGCCGCCCGCGATGAATTGCAGCTCGACCGCGTAAGTCGCCGTCAGGATCGTGACGGGATATTCCGTATCCGGGCCGGGGGTGTATCCCCCGAAGCCGTCCGTTGTGCCTTCACCGGGCCGCAACAGCGTTGCCGCCTGACCGTGTTTCGCTATCAGCCGCGATGCGGTTTCCATCATCCCCATGCGATGCGCCCTCCCTTGTGAGCGGGGCGGCCCATCATCCGGGCACCCTCAGCGACCGCCAGCACCGTTGCCGCCGCCGCGTCGATCCGGCCCGTGGACCGCGCCTTTGCCAATTTCAGATTGTTCGCCGGGTCGCGCAGCGTGACCGCATCAGCGAAAGCGGACCGCAACAGCAGCGACGGGGCAGTTTTCACCTTGCCGTCATAGGCCGCGCGCCGGAAACGCTCGCAATCCTCGCCGCCGTCCTTGAAGCCTTGGCCGCGCCAGATGATCGGGCACCGGATGCCCGCCCGGTCTATCGCCTCGCCAAGTTCGGCTTGCTTGTAGCGGTCCGCCGTGATCGCCGCGACCGGCTCGCCTTCCACATGGGCCATGACCTCGATCAGCCAGGGCGCGACGGGAACCGTCTGATCGCCCAGGGTGGACTACTCGCCCCGGTCCTGCATCTCGACATAGCGCCCGGACACGCCGTCATTCTGGCCACGGTCCAGCAGGGAAGGTTTTGACGGGAAGGTGCCCAGCGCCTCAAGCCGCCCCGTCGCGGCCCAATAGAACGCCGCCGCCGTCATGCTGGCAGAGCCGCCCAGGTCAATCCCGATGACCACTTGGCCTTGCCGGGGCGGAAGGTCCGCAGTCTCGCAGGACAGCCATTCATCGACCGTCAGCAGCACATCGCGGTTTTCGCCGCTGACACGCTCATTCCGGTTGTAGAGCCGGAACGCCGTCAGCGTCGATCCGCCCCGCGCAATCGCCCGCCGCGCCTGACCTTGCAGCCAGTCCAGGCTTGAGCCGATCCCATAGGCCGCGCCGGGGTTGGCCAGCTTGAGGCTTTCCAGATCGTCCGCAGGAAGGCCGGGGGCGGGCCGGTGTTCCTGCCGATAGACGCCCTCGGCTTCCTCATCCAGCCAGACGGAAAACGGGTGCGCATCGTCCGCCGCGCTCGTGCTGATAATCAGCGCCCGCCCGCCACGCTTGCCCAGACCGGACAACAGGGCGTGTTCCAGCGCGTCCCCCTGATCCGCCTGCCAATGCCCGCGCTCATCCATCAGGACCAGCGTGGGGGCCGATCCCAGAGCCGTCTTGCCGTCCGCAGCAATGGCCCGGACGAAGTGTCCGCCGCCGTCGCCGTCATACTCGATCTCAAGCCGGGGGCTGCGCCGGATCGTGAAGGCCGCTTGCTCATCCTCGGGAAGCGACCTGATGAAGCCCACCACGAAGTCAAACGCGATGCGCGCCTGATCCCGAGTCCTGGCCGCTATCAGGATTTCCCGCCGGGGCTGACGATCCCAGATGCCTTTGACAGCGCCAAGGGCGATGCCCGCCGACAGGGCGGTTTTCGCGTTCCCCCTGCCGATGCTCAGGCAGGCCACGTTCACACCGTCCGCCAGGGCACCCTTGACGAATTGCTTTTGGAACGGGGCCAGCTTCACCGCCTGACCGGCTTTCGGCCCCTCGGGGATGCTCAGGCTTTCAAGGAAGCGGATTGCCTTGGTGGATGCCTTCATGCCGCCACCCCCGATCCACACAGCGCGAAAGCGCAAGTCTGGCCGTCGGTTACGGTCCTGCAAAGAAAGCCCGGCATTGGGACCAGACTTGTCCCGCCAACGGCCCGGACAACGGCCCCGGGACACGGGACAACCCCTATAGGGGGTTGTCCCTGTCCGTCCCGCCCGGGACAGTCCGGACATGTCCCGGACATGTCCCTATTTGTCCCGCCCCTATTCATCGGCTTCCACCTTCCATGCGTGGTTGTCGAATTGCTTCACCAGCCCCCTTTCGATCAGCGTTGTCTTGGCTCGATTGAACGTCTTGCGCTGCGTGTCGCGGCTGTCGCTATCGGTCAGCCCGTGCCGCTGGCACATGGTCCTCCATTCTTCCAGGGTGACCACAGGGCGGGATGGATAGTTCGGCCCGGCGATGGTCCGGCCCTTGTCGATCAGGGCTTCTGACAGGGCTTGCAGCGCCACCGCTGGCTTGCCGGAGACGCGGCGCTTCTGCTTCACCTCCACCTCATCGCAGAGACGCGGCACAAGCGTTGTCTGGCAGCTTGGCAGTGTCACCTTGTCCATGCGGAAACCCCATTCCCCGCTGCTGTCCGCGTCCTTGTGACGATCCACGCTGAGCACCGTGGTGAGGCTGTCCTTGTCGCCCTCTGCTTTGAGGCGGGTGTCGAAGCTGCCCCAGAAATGAGTGTGCATCCGGGCGCGTGTCTCATCGGCCCAGCCGGTATGCGCGATTGTCAGGACCGCGCATTTCATCTCGCGCATGATCCGGTTGATGTTCCGAACCCATGCCCGCGCCGTCTCATCGCTTGTTTCCGGCCCCATCATCGACGCGCCGAAAATGTCGATCACCACCAGCTTGAAGGCGAACGATGGATCGTGCCAATCGGCGTTGCCCTCGCGGGTTGCGCAGTTGATCGCACAAGAGCGCAGAAGGTCATTCACCGCGTTGTCGTCGTCCAACGCTATCTCTTGCGGATAGAGCGTCACCGCGTCCTGGCGGTCCTTCTCCGGTATTTCATGCGCCTCATACCAGCCGGGAATGCGCTGCTTTGCGACACCCAGCGCGCCCTCGGTCGCGACGTATAGAACCGGCCCGCCGTCCATGATCGCCGCGCCGTGCCAGCTTCCATGCAGATGCCCGGTGCCGACCGAACACGCTATGTCGACTCCCAAAAACGATTTGAAGCTGTTGCTCCGTCCGAACAGAAGCGCCGATGTTTGCTCGACGATAAGCCCCTCGATCAGCCATTCAGGATCGGGCAGGCTGATCATGTCCTGATACGACAGGAAGGTGAGCGGTGGCTTGGGGGGCGTGACGGTCCTGCGGGCAGAGCCGCTTACGACTGTCAACTCGCTCGCATGGTAACTGCCGAACGAACCATCCGCCCAGGTCACGCCGATTTTCCCGGTATCGACGTGCCTTCCTTTGACCGTGCCGATTCCGGCCCCACGGGGTGACGTGACGCTTACGCCCCCTTTTAGCATCCGCTCTTTCGCCAGATCGGATTCGGGGATGTAATCGCCTCGCTCGTAATAGTTTCCGTTGACGATACTGCCGCGCCCCATGCGCTCATGATGCGCGCGGTCCTGTTCCTCGAGTTTGTCGAACCCTCCATCGGCCATCACGCCGCCCTCCTTTGCACATGCGCCAGAAAGTCGGCTTGAGCCTCGCGGGGCAGGCGGTTGAAGGTGGCGAGGGTATAGGCCCGGAGTTCCTCGGGGCTGGCAATGTCGGCCCAATAAGCCGCCTCATCCATCGGGTCGATGAACGGGGGCAGGGGTGCGCCCGCGTCCTGAATGACCGTGTTCGCAACGTCCCGCGCGTGATCACGGTCGAGACTGCGCAGCGCCGCCCATGCGAGGGCCCCGCGTTCCTCTGGGGTGAGCCGCGCCTGCCAGACCGCCGACGCCGCCTCCCATCCGTCGAAGTCGCCCAGGGTGAGCGCATAGCCCAGCATCCGGGTCGCCCCGAGGTGCCGTCGCTCGATCAGCTTGGAGAAAGAGCGGCGCTTGCTCATCACGCCATCCCCCAATGCGTTGCGCCCGCCAGCGCGCCGGGGTTATTCATTTCGGTATTGCGCGATTGCTGAGTCACGCGGCCACCTCGCGCGCATCCAGCCATTCGATCACATCTGCCTCGCGCCAGTAGCGGCGACGGGCGATGTAGATGGGCCGGGGGAAGCTCAGCGCCGGGTCATTCAGCCAGCGCCAGAGGGTCATATCGGAGACGCCGCCAAGTGCATCGCGCACCGCCGCCGCCGTCAACAATCTGGAAGTCATGGGCCTACCTCGTTAGAACAGGTTAGACCCCCAATATTCAAGGAATTAGCTTGCCGGTATTGCGGAAGAAAATCAGAAATTAAATCGCAAAGCGTCGGCTTGTTGCCATGCGTCCCGCGCCGCCTGTTCCGTTCCGTTACGGGAAGGCAGCAAGGCGGTCAGTTCTGCCCACGATGCGCCTGCCTCTCTACCGTCCAGGATTCGTAGATAGTTTAACCATTTCGTCGGATGCCGCCGCTTCTGAATAACCTTGCCGTGGGCGATGCGTTGCATCTCCTTGAGCAATTGTTTCGCACATTCCAATTGAGGTTCAAGAGGCTTGCTCAGGTCAAAATCTACGCGCTCAAATCCCACAGGCGGCTCTTCGGAATAGAATTGTGACACGCCTTCCGCCCAGTCGCTAAATCCGATCACATCGAACGGCTGCTCTCCAATTCTCGGATTAGGAAGGCGCGGCAAGCCCAAGGATCTGGCAATCGGATGCATGGCAGTAAAGCCGGGTTGATCCGGGCGCAGATGCGCAACGCGAAACCCTTCTTTTCCTGCGAATCTCGACCAGTAGCGATAGCTGTTTTCAGCTTCATCATCGAAGGCAGATCGCACATCATCGCGTCGTCGCAAAAACTCCCATCGCCAGCGATTGCGCGTCCAATTGATTGTTTCGCCATAGGTGGATTGGTCACGCCAATTTGGTATGCCCCACTCGTTCAC